GCACCAATGCGCATGGCACTCCCGTCTGCGCCTTCAAAGTAAACACCACCCAACTCGTCATTATTCTTGACTAGTGTTTTTGAGTTAGCTGTAGTACCGCGAGATTTGCCAAGATTTATATATGCGCCATTTGCATTGGCTTGATTTGTTTTAATTGAAAAAGCGGTGTAATTTGAGGGATTTTCAATTCCAACAAGCCAGCTAGTGCCGGTGTTTGCAGAATCGAACGCAGAAGACGTGCCAACTAAGAGACGACCAGATGAATCAAACCTAGCTGCCTCTACACCACCTTCAGCGAAAGCAATGGTGTCGGCTGATGGGAAGAAGATACCAGTATTCGTATCTCCTGATGGGCTGATAGAAGGAGTTGCAGTTGATCCGGCAGAGACAGTTGTAACACCAGATACTACAACACCAGTTGTGGTTCCTGTGACTTGAAGATTTGTGATCGTCGTAACACCGGCAAAAACTGCACCAGTGTTACTAATGGTAATTGTTCCGAGACCAGAACTATTATTAATCGTATTAACTCTGATTTCTGAAGCCATTTGGGTTCACTATCCCCCGTTGTTTTAGTTATTTATTAAATTGTTTAGAGAGTAGGACTACGCGCCCTTGAGAGCTGCTACTTCAGCCTTCAGAGCCTGTAGTTCGGCAATCGTCTCCTGCAGCGCAGCCGTCAGCAGCGGCACCAGCTTAGACTGGTCGATGCCTTGGTAGACGGGATTTCCTTCGTCATCAACCTCATCCTTGTTGCCGGTAGCGCATTCAGGGACAACGGCTTGGGCTTCGTGAGCAAGGAAGCCGTCAACAGTGGTGTCGGGATCTGCGATGAAGTTAAAGCGGTGAACCTGAAGATCATTGAGGCGATCAACGGCTCCAGTCAGCGGGACTACGTTTTCCTTCAGACGGTAATCGGAAGAGGTGTTGTATGCGGTAGCCGTATTGGTCGCAGTAATTGAGCCTGGATTAGCTCCGTTGCGATAAAAGTCGATGAGTGCGCGGCTTACATTGTCACTCTCACTGCGATTAACGGCAAAAGGCGTTACTCCTCTGTCCGCAATAATTGTTTGATCAGCAGGTCCACCAATACGTTTGCCTCTAACAGTAGCTACTGTTAGATCGGTTGAGTCATCTACTCCACTGCCAATGCAAATGTTTTGATTGCTTGTAATTCGCATTGCTTCCGTCGGGCTGCTCGCTCCGTCGGCGGTAGTGGAGAACACTAAACGCCCCGGATAGTCATTCGCGCCAGCGGTTCCATCTGCAACGCACTCAATCCGACCATAAGTGCCAGATTGAGCATCCGAAAAATAAATGTCACCAAGTATTTCGCCCGCAGTAATGTTTGCGGAAAACTCGGCTCTGCCAATATTTATGCGACCACCTTGGAAGTTTCCGCTGGTATTGCCGTAAACATGAATAAGCGAATATTGCGAATCTGTACCGGTAGCAGCAGAAGACGTGCCAACTAAAAGGCGTCCCGAGCTGTCGATGCGGGCGCGTTCATTTGTACTGTCAGTTAAAAATGCGAGGGTGTTTGCTGAAGGCAACCGGATAATAGGACCGCCAGCATTAAATTGGATCTGTGGGTTTGCGGCAGAGAATAGCTGGTTTCCGGAGATGTCCAATGTCGCTGCCGGGCTAGTAGTGCCAATCCCTACACGGCCTGTGTCGGTAATGCGTAGTCGTTCAGCGTTGTCATTAATAAATACAGTATCGTTGCGCGAAGTAATTGCAAGGTTATTTTTTGTTGGCCCAGTATTGTCGTAGCTATAAATTGCGTGTAAGTCTGTCCTGTTATCACTTGCTCTTGAGAAAGTAACAGAGCCTCCCAGCGCGGAATAGTCGCTAGCGGTATAACCGGGCGTTTCCCCTATTCTTACGCGACGTGCGGAACTTGTATAGGCTTCAAATGTTGCGCCAGGGCTACTAGTCCCCAGACCTACTTTCCCCTCCGAAGTAATCCGAAGTCGTTCAACCGGAGTGCTAACAACGCTGCCATCTTGAGTAGCAAATGCTAAGTATGCGTCTGGAGTCGTATCCGCAGCAAATGCGCCAATGTACGCCTTAACACCGGCTCCGGGAGTAGAAGCGTCGCTTGAATAAAATTCAATCTTGCCTATTTGTTGATTTGCTTCAGTGTTTGCATCTGTATCCGTAAAACGAAGCGTGTTGTTCTCAGTTACCGCATCATTGCTGCCAGCAATTTCTAGTTTTGTGTTAACGCTACTAGTCCCCAGACCTAATCGACCAGAAGAATCCAGTCTCATCCGCTCCGTAGGACTAGACGCGCCATCTGCCGTAGTGGAGAACACTAACCTGCCCGGCATGTCGTTAGCGCCGGGGGTGCCGTCTACTTCGGCAAAAATAGTTGCAGCTTCAATTAAATTGGTTCCATCGGTGCCTTCAAAGAATATAGTCCCAAGTTTGTCGTCGCTTTGAACAACTGTAGTTCCACCGATACTCCCTGATCGACTTTTACCAAAAAACAACCCTGGACCAGTAGCAGCGGTATTGTTTCTAGTTATAGAAAAAGCGGATTCTGCACCGGTAGATTCAATTTGCGTTATAGGAGTAAGCGTCCCTGCGGAGCTATCAAACACCCGTGCAGTAGACGTGCCAATCAACAATCTGCCCGAACTATCAATCCTAGCTGCCTCAGCACCACCTTCAGTGAAAGCAATGGTGTCGGCTGATGGGAAGAAGATGCCGGTGTTTGTATCTCCTACTGGAGTGATGGATGGAACACTGGTTGAGCCTGCAGAAACAGTGGTAACACCAGCAGTTGCAATGATACCTGATGATGTGATTGTAACTCCAGTTCCAATACGAATTGAGTTTGAGCTACCATCAATCGTAACAGAAGAACTTCCAACAGTCAGAATACCAGTGATTCTCGTATCACCATTGACAACCAGTGCAGTTGTTGCAGTACCAGTGTTAATAATCGCACCAGAACGAGCAGTGATCAGACCAACAGAATCAATGTTAGTAACGTCTTCATAAGTCAGAGTACCAGCGATCGAAACGTTACCAGTAAATGTGGCAGCAATACCAACCAAGTTTCTAACTGTGACATCATCAGATCCAGTCAGAACAACATTACCAGTTCTTCCATAAAATCCTGTGACTGCACTTGTGGTTGCACCAGCGAAACCAATGTGACGAACTTGAATCTCAACACCACTTCCAGGTGGAGATACAAATGTCAGAAGATTACCAGTGACACTGTAAGCTCTTGAAGTTGATGTGTCAGTTGGATATTGTACAACACCATTCAGAGTTACCAGAACGTTTTGGCTGTTGGCTGGTGTTTTAGAAAGATTGAATGAAACCGTTGAACCATCACCTGTAAAATTATCAACCGTATTATCCGAAAGGTCGAATGATGCAACGGTGTTTGCAATGATATTACCAAATACTACATCCGTGTTAACTGGTGCGACGCTGAAGACAATCGTTGAATCAGCATCAATACCAAATCCAACTGTAGGAGCTGAAGTTTCTTGTGGTTGTTGAATTACACCGTTGATGGACAACAGTAATTGACCAGCACGGCTGATTTTGGCTTTTGTACCGTTATTGTATGTCGCTTTGAATTTTGTGTTAACTCCATCAAATGCAACGTTTAACGTGTGAGTTGTACCAGTGGCACCAGACGTTAAATCGATTGCAGTTCCAGCATTTGCATTGGCTGCAGACGTTGCAAGTTTGATCGTGTTCTGATCTACTTTGATGATGAAATATGCAGTGCCAGAAGTCAGACCACCAATCGCAGTTCCACCACCGTTTGTATAAGTAACTCTCTGTGCAGTTACAAATCGATGATTACTAAAAGTCAGAGTATCGTTTGTGGTTGATACTACATCAGAACTCGTTGCATCAAACGTTAAAGTGTATGATGCAATGTTATCAAGTAATCTAAAACTGCTTGTGGTGTCACCGACGATTGGTGGTTGTCCGATGTATGGCATCTTCTTGTGTTTTTAGATATTTATGAAAGTCATTAGGGAGTAGGACTACGACGCCTCAAGGGCTGCAACACGAGCGCGAAGTTGTTGGATTTCAGCAATTAGAAGCGGCACCAGCACCTGATGATCCATTTGCTGGTAGACCGGATTGCCTTCTTCATCAACGGCATCCTTTTCTCCTGTTACGGAATACGGTGCGACCTCTTGAGCTTCGTGAGCTACCAACATCGGGCGCTCAACCGTGGCACCATTCATTACGCCTCGATAAACTTTTAAGGCATCAATAGTTTGACCAGGGTCTTCAACCTCGCCAAGCAAAGTTTTAGCTCGATAGTCAGACGTAGTGTTGTAAGCAACTACACCACCGCTACGGTTAAAAGTTATTGATCCTCGCAATCCTGAAGCATCATAAAATTGAGTAAATATGTTGTTGCCAGTTCCAAAATTGCTAAAAAGATCTAGGCATGGGTAAGTGGAATTGCCTGTATCTTGTCGAATTAAACAGGCGTAACTGTTAAAGCCAATAATGGAGGTTTGATAACCGGGATCAGTTGTTGTCCCGATCATTACACGGCCATTATTTGTAATCCTCATCCTTTCGGTAGGACTACTAGCGCCGTCCAAAGTAGTGGAGAACACTAGGCGCCCCGGCATGTCGTTAGCACCGGGTGTGCCGTCTACTTGTGCAGTAATTGAAGCAGCTTGTACAAAGTCAGTTCCATCAGAGCCTTGAAACTCAATGCCACCAACGTAATCATTATTTTGTACGATTGTGATAGATCCAACCGATGCCCCTCTTGCCTTCGCTAAATTAAGGATTGGATATCCAATATTGTCACTGTTTCTTATTATGGCTAAAGATGCAGTACTTGTTGACGTACCTTCTAATTGAAGCTGGCTACTATCGGCTCCATTAAAGAAATTAGTACGCGCAGTAGACGTGCCAACTAACAACCGTCCCGATGTATCAATACGCGCTCTTTCCGTTCTTCCGCCGCCGGAGGAAACAGAAAATGCAAGTGGGTAGTTTTCGTAAGATTCTAAGAAGGTGGCAGTAGAACTTGTATCGGCAGTCAGGCTTGCGTGCCTTGTATTTGATACATCAATTCTGAGTGCCGGGTTTGACGCTGCGTTCAAAGTTAATAATGAACCAGGAGCATTAGTTCCTAAACCAAACCGCCCACTACTATCAAACCTAGCTGCCTCTACACCACCTTCAGCGAAAGCAATGGTGTCGGCTGATGGGAAGAAGATACCAGTATTATTGTCTCCTAATGGAGTAATCGATGGAGCACTCGTGGTGCCTGCTGATACCGTTGTGATACCAGATAATACGTGAATACCACCAGAACTAATTGTAACTGCAGTTCCAACTCTCAGAGTTTGTGTGGTTGTCACACCAGCAACTTCTACACCACCAGAACTAATGGTAACAGCAGCACCAACTTTATAAGTCGTAGCGGTAATAATACCAGAACTACCAGTTAAATCGAGACCACTACCACCAGTGATTTGAATACCACTTCTCGCAGTAATCAGACCGATTGAATCAACGTTCGTGGTATCTTCATAAGTTAATGTGCCCCCGATCGAAACGTTACCAGTAAATGTAGAGATTCCAGTAACGTAAAGACCAGAAGCCGTGATGACACCTGAAAGATTGGCTCCAGAAAGTGTTAATGGCTGTGTTGTTCCGATACCAGCCGCATTGACCTTAGTAAATGACATCAGGTAATCTCCATAATCGTCAGAGCAGCATCAACACTGTTGTTTGTGTCACTGCTCACTCTTACACAATCTCCTGTTTGTAAGACTACTTTGTTACCTTGCATAAATTCAAGAGATGATCCTTGTGGAAGAGGGGCGTTCTTCAGAAGATCAATATTTTCTCCGTTTGCAGCCAATCTTGTAACACCAACTCCTACATTGACTCCAGCTCCAGAAGTATTTGAAAGAGTGATACCAATCACAACAGTTGTTGTTGCTGATGGGCAGGTGTAAATACCAACTGTGGTTACACCTACGTTTGATTTTGTTTTGAGTTTAAAAGTGTTTGCCATTTCCTATTATCCGAGAGCAATTGCGAGAGCGGTGGCGTCACCAGAAGCGGTTGAAAGAATATCAATTCCGTTGACACGGAATGCGGTTGAACTATTTATATCTCCATTCACATCAAGAACATATTGTGGATCTGCAGAACTGATACCAACTCTTACAGAATTACCAACTCCAATCACAGATAACATTGTACCTGCGAGACCAACATTAAATGTGTTTGCAACCGTTGAAACACCAGATACAAAGATGTTGGTTGCACTTAAGAAACCAACAGTAGAAACACCAGTTACATATGAATTGGATGCAGTTAAGAAACCAATCGTAGCAACACCACTGACATTGGCGAATGTGCTTCTGAAGTCAACGATCGTTCCTACACCAGAAGTATAAGAATTTGTTGCAGTCAGAAAACCAATGGTGGCGATTCCAGTGACATTCAGATTTCGACCATTGAATTCATCAAGATTAATGTCACCAGCAACAACCAGATTTCCTCCGATGTACGTGTCATTGGTAACAGTTAAGACACCAACTGTTGCAGCAGATCCTACTACAATGTCCTTTTCAAATCTTACAAACTCTGCGAATTTGGAAGCACCAGTGACCGTTAAAGCTGCACCAACAGTGACTGCAGCTCCGACACTAACATCTTTTTCAAATCTCGCAAACTCTGCGAATTTAGAAGCACCAGTAACAGTCAGAGCGGCACCAACCGTAACTGCTGCACCGACTGTGACATCTTTTTCAAATCGTGCAAATTCTGCAAACTTTGAAGCCCCTACAACTGTCAGAGCGGCACCAACAGTTGCAGCTGCACCAACATTCAAGTCTTTGCTGATTGTTGCACCGATGGAAACAGTCAGATCAAGTGATGATAAACCTTGAACTGTGGTGAATCCTGTGGTAACTTTCAGTGAAGTCGCATTTGCATAACCAAGAGTTGAGAATCCAGTGATAACTGCATCAGTGGCGTTTAAGGTTGTAATACCAATCGCACCAACTGTTGCAATACCAGTGATTCTCGCGTTCCAAGTTTGAATCTCACTGTCCGATAGAATCTTTCCACGGACATCCAAAGCAGTCGTTGGAACAGTAGTACCGATGGCAACTCTGTTATTCGCTGAATCGACAAATAACGTATCAGTATCTACTTCTAATCCGTTTTTGACGACAAAGTTCTTGTTAATTGCCATCGGGTTTCACTCTCCACCCTTTTCTTTTTATTTATGAAAGAACACTGGTTGAAATCGCACTCACAACTCCAGTGTTGCTGACGGTCAAACGATACAGTGATCCATTTGGAGCTGTCAGAATTAAACCTTGAGTGGTTCCAACACCAACTCGTACATCACCTCTAAACGAACTGATACCAATTACATTTAAAGTGTTCGCTGGGCTGGTGGTGCCAATGCCGATTCTATCGACACTCACAACCATTGCATCAGCATCACGAGATACAAGACCAAATCTTCTCCAGCTGTTTTGTGTGGTGTAAATCCAACCAGCATATCCTCTTTCTGATGGTTTTGATGAGAACGTGACATCACCAGCAGCACCACCGACACTTGGAGTTGCAATACCTACAGTAATCTTTCTCGCAACTTTTGCATCACCTTGTAATTGAAGAGATACAGCTTCAATACCATCAACAGAGGTTGATGTGATCTTACTGGAGAACAACGTTGGGCCATCAAACTCAGACAGAATGTCTTTATTTGCACCACCAGTTACTTTGATACTATCAGTCAGGGCATTTTTAATACCTTTGTCTTCACCAGTTACCGTTGGAATTGGAGCATCAAATACTTCTTCTTCGCCCGTAGTTCCTTTGATGACGGCATTACCAATGAAGTATTCACCAACATCATTCAGACCTGTGTAGTAATTCTGCCCACCATTTCTTCTCTGTGTTTGACCCAGTTTACGATCTTCTGTTGTCAGAACTTTTGTTTGATTCTCTGGTAAAGCAACAGAATAGTTACCTTGCCCGAAACCAACATACTCAAAGGTTTGGTTTGCAGCACGAATCAGAGAACTTCTTCTCAGTTCTACAGGAACAACACTTACCTTCTTGATAACGGTTCCAGAAGAATGATTTGTTGATTGTGTTCCAAACACACCTCTGAATACAGTATTAATTGAAGTGTTACTGATTCTCATCATCTCGTCGTTCACCATAATGTAATCACCAATGTTCAAACCACTCGATGTGGCATTGGTGATACTGATTGAAGATGAAGTTGAAGAAATACCAGCAGACATCGTTGTGGTAATTCCAGCGTACATACTGTTCATTCTGCTACCGACCTTTTCATCGGCAGTCGTGATCGCACCATCGTTAGATGAGTAACCACCAGGGAAAGCAAAGACAGAACCAGTTAAGGCTGGTGCAGAGACAGTTGATACTCCAAGATGTACCGTAAATGTCGTAAGACCAACTCTTTCCTTAACAGTAAAGACTCCATTGTATGCAGTTTGACCAGCACCAACCAGTTTAATCTTAGAACCAGCAAGGAACCCGTGAGCAGTGATACCTGTACCTACGGTGGCAATACCAGTGTTAATGTCATAAGAGATTGCAGTGACACCGATTGATGGGCCAATGACTGACATCGTTGCATCCGAAGTTGCAGCTCCAACAGTTACATTGTTTGGGCCACCCAATGACATACCGAAGTTAATGACTTCCGTGGAAGCAAACGAGACAGTTTTTGCACTCGGAGTTGCAGTGACTCTGAATGTATTATTCAGTTTCAGGTTTGTGTCTGAACGAATACCAGCGATCTGAATGACTTCACCAACACCTTGATAGATGTTAGTAACTGTCAGAATACCGACAACGTGACCAGCTGATGTGGTGACTCCAATAACTTGTAAGGAGTTTCCAATACCATAAGCACCACCACCATTGACAATCGTTACACCAGTGATACCACCATTTGCATCTACAGTGATATTTGCAATCGCACCACTACCTGCAGTGCTACCAACACCAACACCAACTAACTTAGCACCATATAATGTGGCTGAACTTCCAGAACCATAACCAACACCAGAAGAAGCAATACCAACAGATACAATCGAGTTTAATTGATGTTCAACTGACAGATAAGCTGTATGAGCAAGACCAGTGCCCATATCTGTAACGATACTGGTGATACCAACACTGATATCATTCTGCCCTAAGAACTTCTGAATCGTATCTTTTGTGATACTCTTTCTTACATCACTGGATACAACCTTACCAATTGGTTTTGATTCAGCGTGACTGATGGCTGCAGAAGGATCAGATACTGGATTGTCTCTATCAATTTGTGGATACAGATCTTTGACTGGTTGACTGAACTTGAATCCTGTAAATGGAGAAACTGTTGGAGATGCATCATAATGCAAACAGACCAGATGATAAACGCCATCCTGTTCACCCGTGATGTGTTTCTTGACTTCTTCTACCTTGTAGATGTAGAATGTCTTTTCGTATTCATTTCTTGAGAAGTTTGGAAGATCATCAACAGTTCTCGTTTGATTGCTAAGTGTTGATGATCCAGGATTATCGGTGAGAGAATATTGGAATCCTCTTGCACTTGTAATACCAATAACTTCAAAACGACCATTAAAACCAGAGCTACCAATACCAGTCGCGTTGTTGGATGAAGTAATTTTGTTTACATTGACAATCGAACCGACAGTTAAATTATGTGGTTCTTCTGACATCACGGTAGCGATGTTGCTGTTCCAAGATGCTTCACTTAAGAAGTGGAAGTTCTTTTGATCATCAATGTTTGTCAGAGATGTCGCAGTGATTTCTGAATCCGTAGCACCAGTTGTATCACTCGTTTCTTGAATGATGTATCCTTCGATTGGTGGTCTTGCAGTGGTGATACCTGCAGGAATCACATATCTGAGACGATAGATCGAATCTTCAATACTTCTTGAATTTTCTTTTCTTGTAAAATATGTCTTTGGTGTGTTTGCACCTAAGGCTGTTGTTCCAAATCCAATGATTGTTGGATAAATCTCGTTATCAATGGTTTGATTCGAAACGTTAATGTACCAGTTCTTATTTGGAACATCAAATTGAATTGGGTGACCAATATCACCTGATTTCTTATCAGAGACACGGCTGACAACACTCAGTTCTCCACCCGTGTTGTTGATTGTCAGAGACGTTCCTTCTAGAGCATCGTTGAACGTTCTTGCAACTTTGATTGCATTGCTGCTTAAACCACTGACAATGGCATAATAAACTTGATCATCGTCCAAACCATCAGGTAAGAATCCATTGTTTGAAAGAATACGAATCGATTCTCCATCAATCAGATTGTGATTTGTCTTGAAACTAATGATGTTAGAACTGATGTTGCTAACACCAATAGAATTGGAAACAACATAAGACTTTTCACCTGTATTTGTAGTAATACCTGTTGCTGATGGCATTACAATTTTGGAAACAAAATCTCCTTCGTTTCCACGAATGTTCAATTGAACTCTTAATCGATCATTTGTATTTGCACCAATACGATAACCATCAACAATGTATGGAGGAGGTGAATCTTGATTTGTGTATCCTTCAAAATACAGTCTCGTGACCGTACCAATACCAATGGTCTTGTCTACATCGATGGACAAGTAATCAACATTTGTCTCTCCATCAACAATTTCCTTTGGTGGAATGATGTGAGTGATATACGCTGCATTGTCTGGGCCTAATGCGGCTTGTTTGAAACCTTCAGACAACAGAGCATTTTCACCAAAGTTTGCATTGCAGTTAGCGAGAGACAGTTCTCCACCACTCTCAGCAACGTATTGATTGTTATGACCGATTGCAAATACTGAAACAGCCTGAATGATTGAATCATTCGACACTTTAATATGAGTGGATTTGTATCCAGGTTTGTAAACAGCTTCTGGATCTAAGTGAAGATTGTTAACAGCCGTATAATCATCATACTGACCAGATGTGGTGTTGTATCTTACGAACGCCTTATCATCTTTCTGCAGTGCATTACCAGTGAATTGTGCAACCAGACCACTCTTGAATCCAGTGACTTTTGATCCATCTAAGTGAATACCATTCAGACCAAATACGGATCTCTTGGAAAGATTAAACAGATATGGAGATGCAGAGTTAATCGTATCAACTTCAATATTAACGTCTGCACTTGTTAATGTTGGAAGTGGATTATTGGGAGCAGAAGGTACAACGTACTTGAATTGTGTGGTGGATACAACTTCCGATACAACGTGAATGCCATTGTATCCAGAAGTGCTGACACCAGAAATACGAACTGGAGTGTCAATCGAAAGATCAACCAATGCAGATTCTAAATCAACTGTGATGGTTGTCGATGCAGTTGCACCGTCACCAGATTTGATTGATGAAATACCAACCTGTTCACCTTTTGAACCAACGATTCGATACTCTTCAACTCTTGTTTGGAAATCAACCGATCCTGATGGGAAATCAGGTTCAATCGGTCTTCCAGTTCCAGAGTCATAAACATCCCCAACCTTTTGATAATACATATCAAGGTCAGTGAATGTTGAACTGATGTTCAAGAAGTTGTCATTAATAACAACATCATTTGCCCCATCAACATACTCAAAACAAGTCAGTTTATGGTGGGAGAAGTTAGGTGCATAAGTGTTTGATGTGTAGTCCTTATAAACGTTACCAGAAGGATTACCATCAAAGATTGTAAACTGAGAAATATAACACGCACCGGTCAGTCTAAAGATAGCTGAAGACTCAATATTGTTGTTTTCTGGATCTGGAACATACTTTGGATAGATCTTGGTCTTACGAAGATCCTTACCAACGATTGATGTTCCTCTTGGAATAATTACACCACCACGAACACTGTTTAACTTATACAGTTCGTTATCGGATGATGTTAAATCAAAATTACTACTTAAGCCATATGGGCTTAGAATAAGGTTACTTGAACCAAATCGAGTATAATATCTTGCATTAGTACCCGATGCATAAGGAATCCAACCAGGTCTATTGTCTACGTAGTGAGTACCAGCGGCAAGAATGATCGTGGTTTGATCAAACTTATCATTTCTTTGACCTGCTACATACGAAAACCTTGCGGCTTCAATAAGAGCTCTCTGAATAGTTTTGAAAGGTCTCGTTTGTGAGTTACCTTGGTTTTCAATACTATCCGTTGCATCTAGCTCATTCGGATCAACGTAAATGACATTGCCCTGAATATTTTTGAGAAAGTTCTCTAGTCTTGAGAGAGGCATCTTATTGTCATAGATTTTCTTCTGTTATATTTATTCAGGGCAAATTAGTGAGTAAAGTTGTTATGACTCAAGAGCTGTTACTCTGGCCAGCAGATCAGCGTTGCTTGCTTCCAGTTGCTCGATGCGTTCCATTGCTTCTTGTAACGCCTTGACAGCCTTCATATAAAGAACGGATTGATTAACACCCTTGGTGACTTCGCCGGTTTTGTTACCATCTGCATCGCGGTCTGGAGTGTCAAAAACAAGACCAGGGCATACCTGCTCTAACTCCTGGGCAATGGGACCAATTTGACGATGGGTTTCGTGCCCCGTCTCTTCCTTGAAGTTCCAGTTGCGAATCCGAATTGCTTTCAGGTCGTCCCATTGGGAACCTGCGTCAACAATGTTCTCCTTTAGCCTGACGTCGGAAAGTGTTGTGTAGCTACCGTTTGTGTTAACTACGTTGCCATTAGTGTAAACAACAAAGCTCGTTGTGCCATTGTATGCAGACGTACTGCTATGCACTCCGTAAATAAATCCACTGCTAGTACCTGCAGACACTGCGTTGTAAAGATTAAGTGTATCGCCCGCGCCATTTCTTGCTTGTATTATACCGTTGCTATTAATCCTCATCCGCTCCGTCGGGCTGCTCGCTCCATCGGCGGTAGTGGAGAACTCTAGGCGGCCTGGGATGTCGTTAGCGCCGGGGGTGCCGTCTACGTACCCAGTAATAGAAGCAGAGGCGCCTGTAAGCCCAGAGTTATGTGCACCCGTAAATGAAACAGCACCAAGAATGTCACCGTTTGCAATCGTTGTTGTGCTACCAACAGACGTGCCTCTTGTTCTTCCCAGCGCAAGGTATGCACTTTGAGAACCATTGTTGTTGCAGATTAGACTTAAGGAACTTGTGTCAAAACCAGTACCTTCTATTTGGATTGCGGATGAAATGCCATAAATGGCACGGCTAGAAGACGTGCCAACTAACAAGCGTCCCGAGCTGTCGATGCGGGCGCGTTCTTGATTGTTTGTAGCAAATACAGTTGGCGCGTTTAGGAAATTCCAAATCTGCAGTGCATTGCCACCGCCTGTTCCACTGCTGGTAGAACCCAGTGCGCCAATGGATGCCTGCTGGGTTGTATCTTCATAAAATTGAACCGCTCCAAACGAACTGGTTGTAGTGTGGTCAATACGCAGATGGGGTGTAGTCGCAGCCCTGAGGTGAAGTAAATCGCCAACCGTCGTAGCGCCAATCCCTACTCTGTTATTGGTGGCATCAACGTAGAGTGTATTGCTATCAATGTTGACATTGCCACTTGAATCAATCGTCATGCGATTGGTGGCATTAGTCTGGAAAACAATCGGATGAGCGGTTTCTGAAATAAGGTAAGTACCGTTAGCGACATACATTCGTCCCATCGCGGTGTTAGTAGTATCACTCAGCCGAAGTTCTTGGTTGCCTGCAGTTGCTGATAAATGCAACAATGCCCCAGGGCTACTAGTCCCCAGACCTACCCGCCCCGACGAGTCAATAACGAGGCTATTAACAGGTGCGCTGCCGTTGAAGCTGACGGCTTGGGTGACACCTGCAGTACCTGCGCCCTTAAACTGGAATCCGCCACTGGAGTCCAGGCGCATCCGCTCGGTGGGCGAGCCAGCATTATCTGAGGTCGTAGAAAAAACAAGCCTGCCCGGCATGTCACTGGTGCCAGGCGTCCCATCTACTTCACCGGCAACAGTTGCCGCTTCGATAAAACTAGTACCATCTGCACCGTGAAAAGTTAAAGTTCCAAGGCGGCTTCCACTGACAACCGCAGCATTTGAACCAAGTGTTGCTGCACCTGATCTTCCAAGAAGAACGTAAGCAGGGTTATTGCTTACATCATTATTAATTACGCTTAAAGCACCCCGTGCAGTAGAACCACCTGTTCCTTCTGTTTGAGTTAAAGAACTAAGAGTTGTGCCAAAGAAATTACTACGCGCTGTAGATGTGCCAACTAAGAGACGACCAGATGAATCAATCCTTAATACTTCCGAACCACCTTCTCCAAAAGCGATCGTATCAGCCGATGGGAAGAAGATGCCGGTGTTCGTATCTCCACTTGGGCTGATTGATGGAGCACTAGTACTACCTGCAGAAACCGTGCTTACTCCAGTAACAATCAATCCACCACTAGTAATATTAATTCCACTTCTTGCAGTAATCAGACCAACCGAGTCTACGTTGGTGACATCTTCGTAGCTAATTGTCCCAGCGATCGAAACATTACCAGTAAACGTAGCGCCAACTGCGGTAATGCTAGTGTTTGTTGCAATAACGTCACCAGTGATTTTAGTAAGTGCCATTATAGTCTTTTTTTAGTTATTTATCCCATAACAGCTTCAAACTTTTATCAAACACCATCACATATCTGTGTTTACGACTTCTGTCTTTCCACTCCCCTTCCGCACCTTTGACTCTTCCACGAGAGTGTTTAGTTCCGTCTGCAAAGTAGAAGTCTTTTTTAGGATCTGTGAGACCTGCATATTTAAAGTTGCAAGCCCGATAAATTGTACCAGTATGGTAATCTGAATCAGCATAAGAAATGATTGCTTTAACTTCAGTATCTTTCCGAAGTTGTCTAATCGCTCGTGACACAAACCAAGAAGTGATGTTATATTCGCGTGACTGCGTATCAGGGTGAATGCAAAGTCTTGAGAGTTCGAAGAGCCCTTGTTGTTCATTTCTTTCTAATCCAAATGCACCTTTTGCGATTTCTGGAACAGGTAATCCAGTGAAGATACAAACTCCACAAGCACCACCAATGTTCATAAAACAGAAATCATTATTCTTGTATAGACCGTAATTATATCCTACTTTGAAACCTTTTGACAGATCTTTCAAATAATGAAACCGCAGAAGTAATTCTGCGGTTTCGGACTTATTGATTCTGTCAATGTGATAATCACTTTTCATTCAACAAAAATTCTACAGTATTTGCAACATCATTCATTGCATCACGAAGAAGTGGTTGTTGCCCAGATTCTTGACGACGAATGGGTCTCGAAGAATCACAGAGCGTCCAACGCCATTGATTCATATCTTTACAATGCCAGAGATTAATTTTCATTCTTTTGATACTCCAAACGAATCCAGTTCAGAAGTGTATTGTAAGAATAAATCGCTGCATCGTTGCAGTTATTTTTTTCCATATCGTAGATATAATATTCTAATGCTTCAATGACCATTTGACGGTCTTGTTGTGAAATTAATGACATTGGAGTTTTATGAACTCAGAGCTCCCAGACGGAATTGAACCATCCTCTCCTGATTACAAGTCAGGTACATCGCCACTAAATGCTTTAGGAGCAAAAATCAATCAGCAGGTAACATTTCTGGATTTTCCAGTTCGAGTTCGAACAACATTGGATGACATTGTTCATCAATCAAATAGAATGATGTTTTATACAAATTATCTGGTTCGTAACGTCGTTCTTTGTCCGCTACTGATATGAGTTCCAGATCGTAAATTGATTCGTCTGGAAGTTCGTCAAAAGTAAATGGAATACCTTCTATAAAATACATCAGAACCAATTGAGTTCCTTGATTATACCAAACATATCTGGCATCAATTCGGTACTTCATAGGATGTTTCCTACTTTTGTGTATTTAGAGGATAATCCTCTAATAGCGGTGGCGAGATTCGAACTCGCACTGTATTGATTTTAAGTCAACTGCCTGCTGCCGATTGGGCTACACCGCCATCAAAACTCAAAACAGACTGAGTTGATCTTTTGATTCTACCACAAATGTAGGTGGGTGTAAACGACAGTATTCATTAAATGTGATCTTCATCTCTTTATTGGTCAGACCACAATTACGAGCGGCAGTTGGAATATTCCACTTAGCACCAAATAACATTTCCATTGAATATCGTGTTTCAGGTCTCATACGTAAGGTTCAAGTGTGGATGATTGAATGTTGGATGATGTGGTTCTGAGTCTGGTGTTTTCTTGTGCAGCTTGTTCGTTACCATAGAAGATCGCCCATCTCTCGTATTGTAAACTTGACCGTTCTCTTTTGGCAACATTGATTGTTGAAATCAGTGTATCCGCTTCAGATCTAAGAGTATCGATCTCTGCATACTTGTTTGTAACTTGAGTATAATAACTCGAACATCCACCTGTGTTTACAATAGTCGCGGTGTATCCGATTGCAGTTCCACCATCTTTGCTTACAATATTAAAAGATCCTACACCAACATTCGAAGAGGATAATGTAGAGGTTGAATACGAAGCGGGATCGAGATCTACATAAGATCTATTACTCATATTTTGTACACGAACTTGGAATAGATCGTTTTTTAATTGACCATATCCAACCAAACAAGTTGAAATACCACCAGTGTAGTTTGTACAAATACCAGTGGATTGCCCACATCCAGTTCCAGGGCCAGCTCCAATGGCTTGAACAATTAAGTTATAAATTTCAGTTTTGATTGTGGTGATTGAACTTGCGATTGCAACAAGACGACTGTCTACATTGACTGTCATTGGATTGTAATCGTTAATTCGATCTTGAATTGAACGATCTAGAGGAGTTCCTTGTTGTTCTAATGCAATCAAGTCATCTTGTGTAATACCAACACGACTTGTGTCACTGACACCTGCTAAACCATCAACAAGAAACTTACCCTGTTCAATGACATTCAGATTTTTGTCAATTGTTTTCTCGTATTCGACTAAAATCCTTTGAGTTTCGTCTCTCATCGATGATTCCTCTTATAAGCGGCTGACCCGATTTGAACGGGCGACATCTAACTTGGAAGGATAGCGTTCTACCACTGAACTACAGCCGCGCATTTTTATATAGTACAACATTTTTGATGAATTGTCAAGATCCTCGACTGTAGTCCCATCCAGCGATAGAGAACTGATCTGATGATCCAGGATAATCAGCAGGAGTTTCTCCCTCGTATTCAATAATCAATGGCTCTCCATCGATTCGTGAAGCGTGAATGACATAATAACAATGAATATCAGATCCATTTCCAGATCTGATCACAACTCTTTTGTCTTCTTCAATTCTTTCGACAATCAAATCTTGAGAAGAACCAATCTGAGTAAGAGTTACTGTGATACTTTCTGGATCAATAAAATTCACCCAATATTCTGGTAGATTGATTACTGAATCTTTTGTTTTTCCACGGATATAAACACCAGCTTCTGGGCCTTCTAAACAAATGTGTCTCAGTCGATGCCCTTCTTTGTTTGGATGATTAACGTCAAATCCTTTCCAAGATTGAACATTAATTGTTCCTTGAAACTGACCAATGAATTTTCCACCAATGAATTGTTCAGACTTAACCAGATCACTTACCAAATGTCTTCCTTTGGTAATTACATTACCTTTGGTGATTCTATCTCCCTTTACAACATTTAATCCTTCTTGAGTTCTTACACCTTTATGAATTTTAAGACCAACGTGAGTATGTTGACCATCCACCCAAACACTGATCGGAGTGACCAGTGGTGGTTTTGTTCCTGGTATCGTTTGTGGGGCTGGTGGGCCAACATTTAAAACCGCTTTGGCAACTGGAGCAGAAAGAGGCAAACCAATAAAAACTGGGCCATTCAGAACAGAAGTTCCGTTTGGAGTTGCATCTGTTGGAAGATAGGATACGTCTGTTGTTCCTACAACCAACTTATGTTCAAAACCGTATTTTGGTGAGTTTGCCATATTAACCGATACTTAACTTTGTGCTAATACCCAAACCCTTGATCAATTGACCAATCGAAGTCAAGTCAAGATCTCCAGCAGCCGCGACATTCACAAATGCACTGTTCATTTCCATAAAACCTTTCGACACAATATTCATCGTATTCATTGCAGAGAGACTAATCTTTTCTGCTTGAAGTCGAACATCCATTCCTTTAACGTTTACAACCTTGGTTGCATTCACAGTAAAGTCACCATCATCACCACCACCTTGAGCAAAAATTCTTACATTCTTTCCCATTAAGATGATGTCACCATCTTCTGCATTCAGAATAATATCTCCGTGTTTGCAAAGAATATACTTCGCAGGATTGACACCAGTATTATCGTTACCTTTGGCTTTAAGACCAGCACCAAGAACTTCATAAGACATTCCTGGCGTGTCAAGAACTGCACGACCAGTGCCAGGCCCATTATTCACACCACCCTGACCAGTTCCAGAATAAAAACCGAATCCTTGAGCTTCTTGAGTGACGACTTCAAAAAGAGTTCTTCCGTGAATTGTTCCTTGACCACTCTGAAATGAATATCTAGCTGTGGTCTCTCTCGTGTATTGTTTTTTATCCTGGGGTGGAGTTTTATCGTAAACGGGATTCTTCTTTGTCATCTCTGAACACAATCAATAACTGTGACTATGGCATCTTGAGTTGTTGCAGCAAATTGTTTAGCTTCCTCAAGTTTAATAAATCTGAGAACAGGCAACAATCTCGCCCCAGCACCAGTGTCACTATTTATTTGTAACTCGGGAAGAGATGTAAATCCTGATCCACC